CAAGAAGCTTGATATTCAGCCTTGCAAGTGGCTGGTCGGCCTCGGCGTTGCAGCTGGTTCTCCGTCTGCTGCTACCGATCGTATGGTGGCTTACAGTCAGGACAAGAACCGTGTCCGTTACCCGTTGGTTCCGTTGCAGAGGACTCCGTTGGAGTATCGGTCGATTTATCACATCACCACTTACTTTGGTAAGTTGGGTTGCGTGGAGATCGTATATCCAGAATGCATACTTTACAGAGACGGCATTTAGGTAATAATATCACATAGTTAGGTAGGGAATAAATATCCTAGAAAAAGTAACAAGTAAACGGAAAAGCCAAAAAGGAGAATTTATTATGGCTACAAAAATTAAATTTAATGTCCCGGTGCAGATTAAAAATGCTGTTGGGAGACGGGAAACATTTAAACCCGGCACTTATGATCTTGATGATAAGGCAGTTGATCACTGGTTCATTCAAGGCTTGATTACTTGCGGAAAGGCAGTTATTCTTGAGCAAGTAGTCAAGTCTGAACCGGCTAAACCAAAGCAGCAGGAGTTACCTTTTACCGCTCCTGCTGCTAAACCGGTTCCTGTTAAAAAACCTGAACCGGCAGCTCCTGTTATCGTTAACTTGGGAACAAAGGAAGGAGTTGAGATTGAAGAAATCAAACCTTCTGCTTCCAAAAAGAAGATAGAAGTCAGTGAATCTATCGCTGCTCCGAAAGAAGCTGTCAAGGCTGGTTTGAGAAGAAGGAAGAGAAATTAGTCAAGGAGAAAAGAGATGGCTACAGACACTTGTGAATTTAAAAAGGTATTTCCTGAGTTTGCTGATGATAATCAATATCCTCCAGCACAGATTGAATACTGGGGGAGAATAGCAGAGCTTCGTCTAAATGCTGACCGTTGGGGGAATTTGCTTACTCATGGAAAATATCTTTTTGTTGCTCATAATATTGCTTTGTCTGCGCAAGCGGTGGCAGCGGCAAACCAAGGATCAAGTGTTCTTCAGTCAACAGGCTTGATTGCAGGAAAGAGTGTCGGAGACGTTTCAATCAGTTATGATACCAGTGCCTCAAAGGAAGAAGACGGTGGTAATTATAACTTAACTCGATATGGTAGAGAGCTTTTAAGACTGGCAAGGATTGTAGGTATTGGTGGTGCTCAACTGCTTTCTGCCGACACAACGGTTCCTTATCTTGGTGAAACATGGTAACGGTTCAGGTTCAAAGAAAAATCAATATTGATCTTGATAAGGTCTTGGCTCAATTAAAGAAGAAGGCTGTTTATGTCGGCATTCCGAAAGAGAACAGCAAGAGGCATGATGGAGAAATGACAAATGCTTCTTTATTGATGATACATTCAAAGGGCAGTCCTCTTCGTCATCTCCCTGCAAGACCGGTCATTGAACCTGCAATTGAAGATGAAACCAATAAAGCAAAGATTTCCAGACAACTAATTGCCGCAGCAAATAAGGGATTAAATGGCGATCAAGCTGGATTTGTTGCCGGATTAAATGCTGCCGGTTTACAAGCGCAAAATGTTTGCAGGGAGTGGTTTAAGAACCCGAAGAACGGTTGGGACCCACTTGCAGAATCAACTAAAAATGCAAAGATTAGGAAATATGGTAAGGGGAAAAAGAAGATTGACACTTCAAGTATTATTCCTCTTGTGGACACCGGAGAAATGAGAAAAGCGATTACGTACGTGTTGAGGGATGCATGATTAATGTAAGAGAGCTAATTACTGATCCGGATTTTTCACAGAAGTTTACTGTGTATCGGAGTAATGGTTCTTTTGTTGATGGTGTCTGGACGGAAGGAACACCGATACAGATTGAGATGCTGGGTGTTGTAACGGTTATGAGTCCCAGAGAGCTTCATCAGTTGCCGGAAGGAGACAGAGTTTCCGGTGGTATGAATTTTCATACCAATCAAGCTTTATATGTTTCCAGAGAAGGAACGTATGAAGGAATCTCCGATAAGATTTTTTGGAGAAACAATTACTATAAATTGGCAAGTGTTCTGCCCTATGCTGATTACGGGTATTACAAAGCTTCAGGGGTCAGGACAAAGGGTGCTTAAATGGCCGAAGATATTTATTTGACATTATCTGAACTGCAAAAGATTTTTTATGATCTTTTCGTTTCCATGTTTAATGGCAGTCCTACCGAAAGTAAGGTAAGATGGTCTTGGCCTACACAGGGAGCGCCTGCATTTGGGATAAGAGATAACATTGCTTTCCTTAAAATATATGATGATGCCAGTACCATGACTGTTCAAAGAGAAGATATTTATTCTCAAGAAAGTGGTTTACCCAATATGTCCACCGGTTATACCAGAACATTGAGATTGGATTGTATTTTTTATGGTCCTAGTTCATGGGAAAATGCAACAATCATCAGAAACAAAATGTTTTGGCAAGAGCATCATGACACTCTGGCACAGTCTAATATTTATCTGATTCCGAGATTTGACCCTCCGAAAAGAACGCCGGAACTGTGGCAAGGGCAGTGGTATGATAGGTCTGATCTCCGTATGAGTTTTAATGAGTTGGTTGTACTTAATCGTGAAGTTCCCTACATCAAGAAAGTTCCTGTGGGGGTTTATAATAAGGATGGATTACAAATTGACATCGACATTGAATAAAGAGAGGTAAAACATGACGACACGATCCTTGGATAGTATTGTTGACATTCAGGTGTTGGTAAATCCGCTTGCTGCTGCAAGATCATCGTTTAATCAGACGTTGATTATCGGAGATACCAATGTAATTTCCGTATCAGACAGATTAAAGTTGTATGAAAGTGCGGCAGAAGTATTGGAAGACTTTGCTCTTACCGATCCTGAGTACATTGCTGCGAACATTTATTTCTCCCAGTCACCTGCTCCCGATAGGCTTTGGATTGGCCGTCAGGATTCCGGTTCTGGTGAAACCCTTGTTGAGGCTTTGCAGGCTTGTCGTGAAGCCAGTACAGAATGGTATATTGCCATTTGTCTTGGAGCAGAGTATGCGGACCATGTTGCCTGTGCGGCGTATATTGAAACCGCAACGCCTTCCAGCGTGTATGCATACACTACCAGCGATGCAGATTGTTTGACTGGAACCGCTTCTCCTCCGGACATTTTCACTTATCTGAAATCTCTGGGTTATAGCCGATCAATCGGCCAGTATGCAACGACTCAAACCGCAGTCTATCCCAACAACATTTATGCAATTGTTGCAATTATGGGTTATGCTTGCGGTCAGAATTCTGGTTTGGCCAATTCTGCGTTTACTCTGAAATTCAAACAGGAAACGGGTATTGCGGTTGAACCTTTAACCTCAACGCAGATTAATATAATCGAAGGAAATTATGGTAATTTGTATCTTGACTATGCCGATTATTACACCATTTTTGAACAGGGTAGAATGGCCGATGGAACCTTCTTTGATGAGCGAATTAATCTTGATATGTTCGTTAACAATCTTCAGTTGACGATCATGGATCTTCTCTATCAGAACCCGAAGATTCCGCAGACCGATGCTGGTGTCACCCAGTTGATTCAGGCTTGTAATGAGGCCTGTGATGAAGCTGTTCGTATCGGTTTCTTGGGACCGGGGACATGGACAGGACCGAATATTCTGAATCTGAAAACTGACGATCCACTTCCTGCTGGATATTTGGTGCAGGCCGAGGCATTGTCTACCCAGACACAGGCTGATAGAGAAGCCCGTAAATCGGTTCCTCTCTACATCGCAATTAAAGAATCCGGAGCCGTCCACTCAGTTTTGGTGGGAGTCTACGTTAACCGATAAGAGGCCATTTAAATGTTTGGTTTATTTGATCATACAGTTTACAGTTTCTTGGATTTGTCGGGTGTTATTTCTCATCCGGCAGTTGGCAAATCTTATATCTTTACCGGCCAAGGTGTCGGCAGGGTTGTCGTCAGTATGGAAGAAGATAAAACCTTCCATGAAATTGGCGTTGATGGAACGGTGATTTTAGGAAAAATTCCGGGCGGTGCCGGGAAGCTTATAATTGAATGTCAACAAACCAGCAACATTCATAAATGGCTTTTGTATGTGTATCAAGTTTTAATTAAAAAAAATGCCAAAGAGTGGGGCAGGATGACGGCTTTTTTGAGGAATTTAAATGACAAGACGGAACATACTTTACGAGGGTTATCTTATGAAAGGATTCCTGAAAAGTCTTATCAAGCCGAAGGTCAAATGGTTGTGTGGGTGTTGTGGGCAGCGGATATTGAATCGTTTGCCCCTAATCCCAGTGGTGCGGGTCAGTTGTCGGCTCTTGCCAAACGTTGGTTATCAAGATTTTAAATAGGAGGAATAAAGATGGCTGAACATACTACTTATAGTTTCTTGGATTTATCAGGAGCTCTTGTACATCCTGATCTTGGAGCTTATATTTTTACCGGACAAGGGACGGGTCAGGTAACGGTGACAATGGATACGGAACGATCTGCTCATAGTGTTGCGGCAGACGGGACTATTATGGTCAGTAAAATCGCTGGCCATAATGGCAAGATTCAGATTCAGTGTCAGCAGACCAGTAATGTGCATAAGTGGCTTTTAGCTGCTGAAAATGCTTTGTATATTGCCGATACAGATGCATGGGCTGAAATGTCCGCTTCTTTGAGAAACACTTCTGATGGAACCAGTCATATTATTGCTGGCATGTCGTTCGGCAAAGTTCCGGATAAGGTTTATCAGGCAGAAGGTCAGATGGTTACTTGGACGTTGTGGGCTGCTAATATCCAGAACATCCCGGCTTAACATTTAACAAAAAAAGGAGAAGATCACATGAAAAGGGAAATGTTTAAAGAGGTAGATGTTGGAGAAAGGAAGTTTAGAATCGGTAGATTGGATGCATTGACAGGCAGTTATATCACTACTCTTATCTTGATGCAGATGCTTCCATTTGGAGATGCTCAAGTAACTGGAGGATCAGGAAAAAACAGATCCTTAATGGATAAGGAAACCTTTATAGATGTTCAGAAAGAATGTTTAAAGGTTGTTTCTGAAGTGAAATCTGTTGGCGGTAATGTAGCTCCTATTCCGATTATGCTTTATGATGGTCGTTGGGGTGTAGAAGGTTTAGAGGAAGATACTATGACCGTTTTGACTCTTACGATCCATACGTTGATTTTCAACATTGCCGATTTTTTTCAAGGAGACGCATTGAACAACCTGATCAAACCCATATCGGATTTGACCCCGTTCAGTGCGAAAGAATAGATCAATACGCTTATGCTCCGGTCTTTTCAGGGGAGTGGAAGCAGCACGAAGTTTGGGACGGAACCTATACATTCAGAGATTTACTTGATTGGCATGAGATGGCACAAGTGAAGGCAGAGAATGAAAGAAGATACAGGATTTGGTCGGAAGCAAATAGAGGACAATAATGGAAAACGTTCTTGAAGAATATTTAGTAAAACTAGGTATTCAATTTGATACCAATGCTCTTAAAAAAGCAAAAGGGTCAGTAGATGACTTCAAGAAAAAACTTGAAGGGATGATTTCCAAAAATGTCTATGCTACCGCTACGACCAATTTTGTTGGTGCTATTGGAGCCATTACCATTGAAATAACCAAGATGGTAAATCAGGTAGCAAAGGCTGATATGCAGTATCAGTTGCTTGCACA